AGATCCTGCCGCTATCGAAGCCGCTAGTGTTGCCAAGTCTGCCGCTACTGCTGATCTAATAGCAATAGTGTTACCAGCTGATACAGCCGATCTTGAAGTCATAGTATCGTTAGTGTGATTAGCGATTGCATCTATGCCTGTCATTAATGTGTTCCACTGTGAGGCTTGTACTGTGCCACCCGCTGAAACTGTTGAAATTGCTGATTGTCCTAATCCGTATTGTGCCGACCCTGTTCCTGCAAAGTGGTTGTATCCGAATGGACTTGAACTGTTGCCAACGAATGCGTTGTATTCGTCATCTAATATTGTATCGCCTGCTGTATATGCCATTTGTTAATTAACTCCTATCACACATTCTGTTAATGTTGTTTCTTCGTTGTATTTATGTTTGAGTAGCCTACCTATGGTGTTAAAAGCGGTACATTCGTCTATTTCTGCCACCCTTGCTTCACCATTTCCGGCACTTACTACACGGTCACCCGCGTTGCCTGTGCCCACTAATTTTACCATGACACGTCCTTTGAGTGCTATCATAGGATGTGTGTCATTATTCCCTGCTTGAGCATTCATTAAAAACGCTGGACTGTCACTTACTACACCAAAAACCTGATCGCACAGCTCTTTGTTACATTTTGTAACCTCTGCGTGACCGCCTAGCATCATAACATCTCCTGCTTCGGTCTCACAATCAGTTTCATATCTCTCTGCCAAGTCAGCATATCGTGCCGTTGTTGATGTTGCATGTACTATGTTTGCTCTTATATCAACCAGTGTAGCCGCTGATGGATATAAATCTTGATCTGATGCAGATTTAAATGCTGTCCAGGCTCCGCCCGCATCGCCGGCGAATGTTTCATCCCATACCCAATATAAATTTTGTTCTGTAACTGCCGATGTCTCGCCTCTGTTTACTTTTAAACCTGAGTAGTTTGGCATTCCTGCATTGCTAGATATGTTTCTGTTTAATTCTATAATGTTATCTTCAACAGATAGTGTTGTTGTGTTCAAGATAGTGTTTGTACCTTCAACTGTTATGTCGCCTACTCTTAAATGTTCTATTCTTCCTGTTGACCCTTGAATTCTTAATGCTTCTTTTGTCGTCCCACCATCGTTTACTGTAAAAATAATATCTTTATCTTGTGTAGTTTGTGCAATAGTTAAGTTATCACTTGCTAAACTCAATGTAACATCTGAGCCAGCACCTAGTATTATACCTGTATCATTTAAAATACTAAATGAACTTGTTGTTGAATCATTTTGATCTGATCTTAGATAGTTTGATGCGGCAACTCCGCCCAGTGAATCTGCATTTGTGGCTGTGCCTCTGAATTTATTTGACGTTACATTTGATGAAAGTGTAATACCTTGTGCAACTCCGCTAAAACCTGCTGATGTTAATGATTTTCCCGAAGCGGCAGTTGTACTTGGTGTAAATGCTATATTCGATACAATGCCAACCACTGAATCGTTGTTGATCATTTTTAATATTGGTCTAATAACACCTGCATTGTCTTCAACAGAATCTGTTGTGAAAACTGTTTGACCTGTCCCTGCAACTGTTGTTGGTCCAATTAGTGTCCAAGCAGTACCATTATAAACATATAGCTGAGTGTTTGATGTGTCTAACCATAAGTCACCTTGTACAGCATTTGTCGGTGCCGATACTGAGTTAGTAGTCGAACCTACTGGTTTAAATTTTGCTCCGTCGTAAACATTAATTTGTTTGTTTGTTTGGTCAAACCAAAGTTGACCTTGAATTTTGTTGTTGGGAGCAGAGGTGTTGTTGAAGTTTTCTAAAAGTTTAACAAGGTTTTCATTAAGTTTTTCACCAAAGCCTGCATAACCTTTTCCTATAAGTGTAAGGTCAGTAGTTGCAACGTCAATGGTTCCGTCTACCAGTGTGACTAATAATGTACCGAATGTGTTGTTAATCTTGTAAGCCATTTAATCTCTTGGCAGGTTGTCTCTGATCTCTACCAGCCAACTTACATCTCCAACTATTTTAATTAATATACTTGCAAGTTTAGGATCTATTCTCTCCTGGATGTACGCATTTTCATCCATTGTTAGATCTTCAAATATGTCAAATGCATTAACAAAATCTGCTACTTCTTCTTTTGTTGCCATTTTTATTACTCCTTATGCTTATTTATTAGTGTTACGTTGCTTTCCATATGCTCCTTATTTGATCCAATCCAAATTATTGTATTTTTTTTTGTTTAAGTTCATAATGTAGGATTTAACGTTTTTTTCACCATACTCCATGTCTCCGTGCTTAATATACAATTTTTCTAAGGATTTTTCCGCTGTAATAGTATAGACCATTCCTAGTTTATTTTTTATTGCTTGTTTTTCAATTTCTTTTAAACACATTTTCATAGCCTTAAATAATTTTATTTTACTTGTTTTTGGATTTGAAAATATTCCATACATAAAACCAAATTTGGCTTTCTTATCCACATATAATCCAGCCGCACAAATTTCTTCTTCTTCAACTATTATTACTCCTAATGGGGGTAACATTTCTTTTGGTATTACAGACTCCCATTTATGTCCTTTACACCATTTTTCCAGAATTGGATGATCCTGGGCTATGTTCCAAACTCTATGCTTCATGTGTTAATTGTATTACTTTTTGTTTACAGTGTCAACGATTGTCTTGTCTGCTTCGTGTCTGTGTTCTCTATACTGCTCAAAATATTGTTCACCTAGCTTGTTAAGTCCTTCTTGCTCAAATCCATCAAAGTAGTCCGTGAACTCTGTGTTGTTGATTACTATTCTTCTGTTCTCGCAACCAAACACGTAAACTATAACCTCATCGTCACCTAGTGATTTTCCTAGTCTACTGTCTTCAACTCTAGTCCATGCACCATCCTCTTTGACCATGTGCGACCCTGCAACTTGGATGCCGTTGTAATCATACAAATTGTCTACTAAAAACTTTCCTGTGGCAAATACATATCCGCCAACTGCTACTTTGTCTTTTAAATCTATTTGTTCAACTGCCTTTGTTGAACCATCTGCCATTGTGATTGGTGTACCTGCTAAGAAACAACCTTTGTTGTGTACAACATAGTTGTCAGCAATATATGATTTGTCATTTGAAATATGGAAGTTATATAAAGGCATCTCAGGTTCATTCATTTCTTTTGATTTAATATTTGTAATCTCAAATAATCCATCGCCTGTTACAAGTTTATCTCCAATTTCTAACGCACCTTTCAACTGATTGTAAAGTTCAATACCGTCACGTTCTTTTGTTTTCTCTGGCTTGACTGATTTCCAACCTTGTTCTGTCATGAATGGGTGTTCTGATGTGAAGAAGTAATGTTCACTGTCATTGAACGTGTATAACTTCCTGTCACCCAAAAGTACCGGATCTAATTTAATCACTGTGTTGGTTCCGTTTTCACCTTTTACTTCATCGCCGACCACAACATCTTCGATATTTTTTAATGTACCATCTGCCATTGAAATTTTAGTACCTGCAACAAAACAACTGGTCGTATCACCAGAAGGTCCAAAGTTAGTGTTAGGTAAAGTTGCTAAACTGAATCCGCTGACTGTGTGTGGATTGTGTCTCACCGCTGGTTTTGGTGCTGGTGGTACAAATCCTCCGCCACCGTCGCCGCCTCCTGATTGTGGTGGAATGTTTGCAACAGTTGGCACACCTCCTGAACCTTCCGTACCCGATGTCGATCCTCCCAATGCGTTTCCGAACTGTGCTGAATTACCTAGGAATAGTAAATCTGTGGTGAATATGGCCTTCCATGCGCCGCCTACCTTGTAGTAGCCGTGTGTGACGTGCTTCCATGAACCCGATACCTTGTACCTAATGGAGTCAAAAGATTTCCATGCACCACTTACCTTGGCCTTGCTCTCCGATGGTATGTTGAATATTAATACTGCCTTACCGGCACCTCCGGCGCTACCGTTTATGCCACCTCTGGCTATGCCTGCTGTGTAGTAAGCACTGCTTGTGCCTCCTGGTTCTAGACCTGAACCGTTGTTCTCTGATCCTCCAGATGGTACCGTGTTAGATCCTGACTTACCACCAAAACCACCGGCATCTCCTGTAGCTCCTGAACCACCTGTTCCCCCATCGGTTCCGCCGCCACCGGCTCCACCTCCACCACCGTCTCCGGAGTGGCCTGCACCGTTCTCTCCCAGTGTGCCTGGTGAGTTGCCTGTTGCTGAATTACTATTGATTCCTATTCCACCACGTGATGAGGCTCCTGTTCCACCACCACCACCACCACCGCCTGCAATGGCTAGTTTAATAGTGTCTGCGGCTTGGCCCGATTCGAATAGTGTTACAGTGGTTGCTCCACCACCTCCACCACCAGAACCTGATGATCCAACTCTTCCTGAATTTCCGCCTTCGCCTCCTGAATAATTTGTTAAACTTTGTCCGTTCCTACCGCCGGGAGTGTCTTGCCCCGATCCTCCGGACTCAGCACCACCACCGACTGCAACGCCAATCGTCTTGACACCTGCGTATGATGATACATCTAAATTTGTTTTTGTTACATAGTGTCCCGCGGCACCATCTGCCATACTCCCTTGAGTATCTTCTCCACCCGATCCTCCTGCTCCGCCCCATAAGTGCATGGTTATAGAAGTTGTCCCGGCTGGTAAATCTGCTAGTTGAAATTGACCTGTGTAATTGAAAGTCTTTGTTACTAATGGCATAGGGTTAAGCCTCCCTTACAAACCAAAAGTCTCCGTCAGCACCATCACTGCCTGAGGGCTGAGAAGTTGAAACTGTTTTTGCCGCTCCACCCCATTCATTGCTTAATGTAGCAACTGCACCTATCGTTGGTACACCTAAGTTTGCTGTGTCAGTGTATGTGATGGCTGTCACTGCACCTAGTGTAGCAGTCGTTACTTTAACATTTCCGCCTGCTGTTGTTTTTAAAGCCTTACCTTTGTTTGCATTACCATCTTCTGTGGCATCTGCTAATCTTATTACTTGTGAATATGAACCACCGTGTCCTGCTGACCAAGTATTTGCTGATACATCGTAAAATATTCTAGCATCATCTGTGTCACTAGTTTCTACTATTAGGCCTGCATCTGCTTCTGAATTTCCTGTGTTTACTTTTATGAAAGCGTCATCGTATGTTGATACATTCGAAACTGAACTGTTGTATTCGCCTGATATGCTCAAGTTACCTGTGATTGCTACATCACCTACAATGTTTACTTTTGTTTCTGATCCATCAAATGTCATGATAGTATTTGTTGACCCACCGTCATTTACTGTGAATTTTAAATCTTTGTCTTGTGAAGTCTGTGCTATTGTAACATCATTGCTTGAAACTGTTACTGATAATTCCTGTGCTCCTCCAACAATTATACCACCGTTGGCATCGATTGTCAGTGCACCTGTTGTGGTGTCTGCCGCATCTGCTCTTAGGAAGTTTCCACCTGCAACTACTGTACCTGAAGTATTAGTTGTTCCCGACACATCTATCGCTGTTGCTTGTGAACTCGATCCTTCAAACACCCCACCTAATGTTGAGTTAAGTGTTATCCCTGCTTTGATTGAAGCAAAGCCTGCCTGTGTTACGCTTGGTGTGAATGTTGCTTTGGAAAGTATTGCTACTCTTATTGCCCCGGCATACATCGATGAAACAACTTTGTCTCCGCCTGCACTAGCAAGTGTTTCAATTTTCCAACCTGACTCTGTTTGTGAGGCTGTGAAAGCTGGACCTACTAATTCCCATTTACTGTTAACTTGATGTGATCTTGCATCTCCAGTGTAAACAAAAACTTGATCATTTGTAGAATTTAACCAAAGATCACCTAATGATGGTGCTGATGGTAGTGAAGAACTTGCTTTTGCTCCGCCTGTGGGCTTGAAACTTGTTCCGTCATAAACTTTTATTTGATTTGTTGTTGTGTCAAACCATAACTCACCTCGTAGTGGTGCCGCCGGTGCCGCTGTTGAAGCCGCATTCTCTAGTAATTTAACTAGATTTTCGTTTAGTGCTTCACCAAAATTAGAATATGATTTTCCAAAAAGCTGTACGGAAGTGGTGTTGTTCACCGTTCCGTCTTGGATTACTGCTACCGTTGTTCCGTCTGTTTTGTTTATTGTGTATGGCATTTGTTTATATTTATTGTCTTCCAGCCACAATATTAATTGTGCCTATATCGGTTGAATTGTATTCTTCCAGTGCTTTTCCTATTACTGTTCCCATTTTAGGATCTATGCCTTTTCTAGCCACACCTGGGTGTTGTGAGTGTGTTACTAGCATGTCACCTTTGCTGATCTGTCCTACTACTTTACATGGTACTTTACCTTGCAATGCAACTGCTTGTCCTGTTGCTTCATTGTTCATTAGGTATGCAGGATTTTCAGAGATAACGCCTGCTACTCTTGGATCTGCACCCATGCTTGAAACTGTAATTTCTTTTTCACCGCCAAATATAACAACTGTACCCACTTCGTACTCCTCGTCGGACTCATATATCTCAGCCAAGTCAGCATATTGTGCCGATGTTGCTTTTGCATATACTGTGTTGTATTTCTTGCTGGTCGACCCTATGTCGTATGTTGTAGTGGCATCTGGAATTATAGCTTTTGAAGTAACTGTTCCTCCCATTGTCAGTGTGCCCATTGTGTTGGCGCCTGAACTTGTTACGTTTCCTGCTAAATTTCCTGTAACGTTTCCTGCTACTGCTCCTGTGATTGGTCCAGTGAATGCTGTTGCATTAATAGTTCCTGATACATCTAATTTTGTTGTTGGGGTTGTTGTTCCAATACCTACTCTAGCATCTGCACCATCGATGGTCATTACTGTTGTATTTGTTCCGCCATCATTTACTTTGAATGTTATATCTGTGTTTGCAACTGTGTTAGAAATAATTCCACCACTGGCATCAACTGTTAAAGTTAAGTCTGAGTCTGCACCAACAACTAGTCCACCGTCGTTAGCAATTGATAATGTTCCTGATGTTGTGTCGTTAGCATTTGATGTTAAAAAGTTTGCCGCCGCAACTCCACCTAGTGCATCTGCATTTGTGGCTGTGCCTTGAAATTTTGTATCTGCTATTGCTGTTGTTAAAGTAATACCTTTTTTAACACTTGTAAAACCTGAGATAGTTGATTTTGGAGTAAACGTATCTTCCGATACTATTGCAATAAGATTACCGTCATTGAACCATTTTGTAATATTTTGACTTGCATCTGCAGAATCTAAAATACTATCATAAACAAATCCATTTGATGTACCAGTTGCACCTGGAGGGCCTACTAGTACTGAACTCGAACCGTTGTAAAGATAAAGTTGAGCTGTGTCTGAATCAATCCAAAGATCACCTTGTGTTAATCCTGAAGGTGCTGATGATTGATAAGGTGCACTACCACCTGAGTTTTGCCAAGCAGTACCGTTGTAAACTTTTAATTTTGCAGTTGTTGTATCATACCAAAGCTGTCCTTCGATTGGTTTTGTTGGCGCTGATGTATTTGAAAAGTTTTCTAATAAGTGTAAAAAGTTTTCTGCAATACTCTCACCGTAACCTGCATAACCTTTTCCAATAAAACTTAAATCAGTTTGAGCGTTAACAACTCCATCCTGAACTGTGTATTGATTGGGCGATGCCGCACTATTAGTTTTGTTTACTGTGTATGCCATTTATTAGTATCCAGTATTACTTCCTGAAGTTGTTCCGCTTACAGTATTTGATGTTGATAATGCTGTAGAACTTGTTTCAGTGAATGTTGTTAATGATTGTATTCTCAAAGTGTAATCAATTTGGATTAATCTGTTTAAAGATTTTTGTACTGGGTGAAATACTACGTGTGTTAACAATTTGTTTGTACCACCGTTCTCTGTTCCTTCCCATGATTTTAATCCTAATTCGTCAAAAACATAATCACCGTTAAAATTTGTTGTGTTGTCAAAAGCCGCTTGTCCTGTTGGCTCACCGTAGTCAAGTGTACAAGTAACAACAATGTCAGTGTACTTGTTACCTGCTGTGTGTCTTACTTCCATTTTGTTTCTTGTTACATCTTTGTTAGTAGCAGAATTATCATCTATTACTTTATAATATGTTTGATTGTACAGTGCGGCGTTTGTACCAGTTGAGTTTGGCGTTAGGTATGTAATAACTCCTGTTGTATCTACAGATGTTCCGCCGTTTCCTAGTGCTAACTCGTGTACAAAACCGTTTGATTTATTTGCTAATGAGTTTGCTAATGCCTGAGACATATTTTCATAGTGAATAGCATTTCTTTTGTCTACTATTACTTCACCAGTTTCAGGGTCAAATATCTTAATATGCCCTGTCATCATAACACCTGTGTTATCCTGGGGCTTTTTGTTTTCTTCTTTTGATTCTGTGTGTTTAGTCTCTTGTGTCATCTAGTGTATTTATTCAGGTGCATTTGTCGGCTCGTCAGCTATGAATCTAGCTTGTTGAGTCGTAGAAGCCTGTAATCCTTTACCATTTGCTGGATTACCATCTGCTCCTGTATACCAAACCTGTCCTTTCTTGTGTAAGATTTTAATCTGTGTTCCGTCAGCCGGTACAGTGCTTAAAGTCACTGTTGTGCTAGATCCGTCCACAGAGTAGTTAATAGTTGATCCATCCTCGCTAGTAAGCAACAATCGTTGGCCACCAATGAATATGTCTAACTCACTAGCAGAGGCTGGGGTTTGTGATAGTGCAAATACTGTTGTACTGCCGTTACCTGTGAAGGTATTGGTATGTACAGTGTCTGCATAAGGTATGGTTTGAGTAGCTGACGCATCTACCACTTCGGCGCCTGATCCATGTACCTTAATTCCTGTTCCAAGAGTTCCACGTTTAATTTGTCCTAATACGTTAGTTGTCTTGGTAAAATATTCTATTCTCTCTTTGTCTATAAAGATTACACCTGGTTGATTACTTGCTATATCCGGTGTAGGCATTATACTTCCGTCTTTGACCGTAATAGTTTTAGAACCTTCTATTAGATCTTGTGTTAGTTCTGTTGTTGCATTTTTATTGATACGTTTGTAGAAAGTTCTATTCAACATATCTTTGAAAATTCTAAATCCTGTGGCTCCTGTTGCTGATTCTAAAGCAAAGTACATAATATCTAATCTGTCTGACGATACTATTGTTTTGCCAAAAACTGTTATCGTGTTGCCACTTAATGTGTAATCAATATTCTGTATTAACTGCACTCCGTTTAACCAAACATACGTGTATGTAGAATTTAGTGGATTAAATCTCAATTTAAATATGCCGTTTGCTCTACCTTCTAAAACTTCTCTTCTATGTTTCATACCAAGTGCATTGTTAAATGTTGTTACCGAAAGTTTATCACCATTGCTAATTGAGTACGGTGATGTAATAGCACCTGGAATTAAAATAATATCTGTACCTTGATTGTAATAGTGGTTGTCAACCAGCGTTGAAATACAAATTACATCTGTTGATGTCGGACTTGTAACAAAGATAACATTTTGACCTCCAATGTCCACTGTGTAGTCTGTGTTGAGTAATTTTTGTACACCATTCACAAACACTTGAACTTGATTTGCATTTGTAATATTTTTTGCAGGATCAACTGTTGAGTCATCACCTAACCCTGATACTACTCCGTAAGTGTATGTGCTTCCGTCACCAACGTAATATGTATTGTCTGGGCCTCTTAATACTCTGCCGTTTACTTCTATTGTTGTTAATCCTGAGAATGGACCAATCGATCCAGCTGGGTAAGTTAATGTGTATCTGTTAGTTCCACTAACATATGTTACTTCTTGATTTCGTACACTAGCAAAACTTCTTGTGCTTGTTGTAGATTTATTAAATCCTGCAACTTGTATAAATGTGTTGGCCGCCGGAGCTGAATTGAATGTTACTGTGACTGCGTTTGCAGTTGTCGTAGTTGTGAATGCTGTTGTCGGCACACCATTAATAGTAATGTAAACATCAGATACTGTCGAGTCTAAATTAAACTCACCTCTTGTTGACGTTTTAAATTGTGTTGTTGAACCATCACCTGTGTATTGATCCAATACTCTATAATTCTCTCCGCTGATTGCAAATACTTTTGTCGATACAGAACTGTTAGATGCCGGAGCTGATCCAAATGTAATTGTTTTGTTTGCTACATTTACTGTATAATCTGTTGTTAATTTTTTAACCGATCCATTAACACTTACTGTTACTGATCCAATTGTTCCTGGATAGTCTCCAATTGAGAATGTTGTTAGGGTTCCGTTACCAATATAATTGTTTTCGCTTATGAACGGTACACCAGACTCTGGAGATGTGTAAACTTTAATGTCCACTGTGTCAAACATTTGTCCTGGAACTGTTTCTTCTGGAGCATAACTTGTATCTGGACTTATAAAATCATCACCTTCTAATAAAATATCACTTGGTGCATGCCCTAGTGCCGATGTAAACAATCCACCTTTAACAATTGAATCTAATGTTCTATCATCAGTCGGCGTTAGTACTCCATCATCATCAAATGGTATGAATTCTACCAATGCATTTGAATCTGCTGTTTCACTAATATTAAAAGTAACTGTTGACCCGTCACCTCTGATTACATCTGTAAGTTTTCTTCTTGTGCTATCTCCATGTGTTATGTACACTTGATATAAATCTGTTGTTGTGGGTGCAGTAGCAAAAGTATAAGCAGTTGTTGATCCGTCTGCTGTAAATGCCTTAACTCTCGATTGTCCATAGTTGTCCCATGGGAAATCATACCACCCTGCTTTATCCCACCCTGATTCTTGTGAGAATAATAATCCTGTAACCATTGTTCCGCCATAATCAACACCTGTCATTACTTGTGACAGTTCGTTGCCTGGCATTCCTGAGCCTGGTGTGTAAAACCCTTTTGTTCTGTCAGCGGCTGTTAGTCCTGTTTCGTTACCGTACACTTTATATACATTGCCTTTGTTATCATCAAATTTTGTAGTTGCTGTAAAGGCACTTGTTGCTTTGTACAATTGATTACTATATCTAATTAAATCTCCATATGCAAAGTATGTAGATGCTTTCCATTCTTTAACGTTCGATGTGCTTGATACTCTATCAAATTTAATTGTTGTGTTAAAATCTCTAACAAGATCATTGTTTAAATTTGCATATGCTTTAGCTGTGTCAGTCGGTGTTCCGCCAAGAGTCAATCCGCCTGTTAACATAACTGTTGGTGTTGTTGTATAATTTGCACCTGTGTCTGTTAGTGTAATTTTTGTAACTGCACCATTTTGAATTGTTGCTATTCCTTTTGCTGTTGTTGTACTAGGAGCAACATACATTTTAAATGTTCCAGATTTTGTAGTTTGTGCATGATTTGTCGATCCGGTTGGCATATAAAATGTGCCTACTATACCATCAAAGGTGTGTGTATGTGTTGTTCCACTTCCGCTGTTTTGTGTATCATAAACTTTTGCTTGTTGTTCACTAGTAAACAAGGGATAGTAATATCCATAATTGCCTGATGTTCCACCACTCGAGCTTGTTGCTTGTATTTGGAATGGTCCTGTACTACCTACTGTTCCACCTAATACCGTAACATCAGGAGCAACATCATACCCTGAACCACCTTTTGTTATTATTATTGAAGAAACATATTTTTTATGATAGTCATTCCACATTTGATATGGAAGCTCAGTTAGTTTAGCAGTGTCTATATTAACGTCTAGTGGTCTAATTTTTTTAGTTTTTGTGTCATATAACGGAGGATTATCAAAGTCTGTAAATATTCCGTCCTGTGTTTCTGTGCCTGTATACCCTAATTTGTATTCTCTTAATTTTGTATGGAATGGTTTTACTTCGTTTATATAACTTTCAATCCAAGCATCTGTGCCTGTTTCATAACTCTTTCTTTGATCTAATTTTCTAACAGAGTTTTTAACATTTATAAATGATGTTTTGAATAACCAATCTACATATGTTTGCTCTGCTAGTACTTTTCTTAATCCTGTAAAGAATAAAGTATTATATTCTCCTGCAAGGTCTCCAATAAACAAATCATCTCTCAATGCGGTAAGTATCATTCTTGTTTCGTTTGCTGGTTCTTGGTCAAAGAAGTTTTCATCAAATGTATCATCACCAGCAAAACCTGTAGCGTCTTGTGTGTAATCGTAAAGTTTTGTTGACAATCTAACTGTGCCATTCTCTGTTCCTACGTTCTCCCACCCTGTTGTTGTTTTCATAAACAGTTTCCAGCCGCCTGTATCTGCACTAGTAACTTTAACATGTTTTCCAATAGAAAGATCTAGTCCGTCTAATTCATATTCATATGTAACTTGTTTGTCGATTTTTGTATTCGAATCATGTAGCATTCCGTGTATTGCTAGATCAGTACCGTACCAATCTGTGTAATTCCAATATGTAGAAGTGTTATATGTTTGTAATTTTGTTCTAGAAAATTCTGTGCCATCCCAAGTGTATATTGCCCAAAAGTTATTTGATGTTTCGTCTGCTTTGACCAAATATTTTACTGTTCCGGATAAGTCTGCTGTATTAATGTATTTTAAGTCTGCATAAGTGTCAACTGTTGCGTCCCATTCTAAACTCTGTACTGTTGGCTCTGGTTCTTTAGCATCTAGGTTTGTTAGATTAATTTGTCCAACTAGTTGATATTTTTTAAGAACGTTGTTTGCATAATCAATAATTTCTTTCAGTGCATCAAATCTATTCACGTACCAACTCTGTCTCGGACGTATGCTGTTTCCATATCTTTGGTTTATTGGTAGATCTATATCTGGAACTTTGTCGCCTGCTGTGTTTTGTCCTATTAGTGAATCCCACCAACGTTTTTCTATCTGTGTTCCTGGTCTATAATCTTTGTCGCCTTCTCTTGCTAGTTTCCATACCGAGTGCGAATCCCCTTCAAACGTATTAGATCTAATATCAACACTTAAAATTATATCACCATTTACTAGATTAGATATATTATTAAGAATAAATTTGTTTGTGTCTGTGATTGAATAATATTTGAAGTCGTATTGTTTTGGATTTCTAATTAGATTTGCTGTGAACAATATACTGTTGTTTCTTTTAACTACACTATTTGCCGGTATACTAGAGACATCTTTCGCCCAAAAGTAATAGCAATCAACAAAAGTATCTAGTGTTGAATTATATTTTTGTTTTATTGTATATTTGTTTTCATCTAGTGCGTTAGCTGATCTACCTGCACTGATTGACTCAGTGTTATACTGTTCAGGTGATAATAGAGACTCAGTCCATTCGTAAATGTCTATGCTAGATCCTGGGAAAGTGTTACCCCAGTTGTTAATTTTGTACTCTTGACTGCCTTGTTCATACCAAAGCCATTTCACTGCAGATAAATCCCACCAAACTTCTCCTATGTGTGTTTCTGCCCAAGGTGTTTTAGTATTTGCATTTTCTCCAGTATTATATTGTGCTGGATCCCATGTTGTTTTAATATTAATTTCTCTGTCTGCTATTCCAAGAATTCTTCCTTTTATAGGATCATACAAGTCGTAATGATCTCTAATTTCTTTAGATCTATTATCAAATTCAAATACCTGTCCTACTTTTTCGAGATCAATTAGTGCAGTTTCAGTAACAGTATTGTTCCATGAATATTTGCCGTTTTCTTTTAAATCAAAAACGGTAACTGTTCCATCGTTTGCAATTTTTGTGCTTCCATCGGCTGACGTGTTCCCATCATCTTTTGGAGCTCCGATAACCACTGCATTATCCACTACACATGTACCTCTGCCAAAATCATCCATAGCACTAACGTTATCAGTCATTAATCTATCATCAATTATAAATTTTGTATTATACATTGTGGCAGTGTATGCTCCGCCCGACTGTATATTATTGTCAACAAGTCCTGTATCCTGTAAATCAAATGTTGTCTCTCCTAAATCTATTTTCATGTTTCTAGGACTTGCAAAACTTTCAGCACCTATCACTAACCTGTTTCCGGATGGATTAATTGCAAGTGTAGTTCCAAACTTCATATTGATTTGTGAGTCTGGTGCATTAACTGTTTGTTGTAATGTATACGTGCTCGTGGATCCGTCTGCGTTCCATTTGTAATAATATATTGCTCCGGCATCTGCTTGATCTGATTTATCAACCCCTGGAGCACCTATCATTAATGTTGTTCCGTCTTTGCTCATTGTTAATGCTTCACCAAATGCTGTGTTTAAACTTGACCCATCAGCACTTGTTCCTTCTAATGTTTGTACATGAGTAAATGAATGATTTGTGCTGTCATCATTTGCCTGTGATGTTCTTACAAATATTTCTACTTTGCCTGCTTGTCCTGGTGCTACAGAACTAACAGCAAGTATGTCACCGTTATCGTTTGCTTCTAATCTATGACCAAATCTTTTACCCTGACCTGGATCAGAAGATGTTATTACTAAATTTTGTGACCATCTGCTATACGTAGAACCATCTGCTCCAACACCCCATTCATACATATAAATTCTACCTGTATCTGTACCAAATCCTGGTGCTGATGCAAATAGATATTTTACTGGTGTGCTTCTTACTGAATCTGCTCCAGGCTCACAAATTTTATGTGCCCATCCAAAATTTTGAGATGCTTGATCAAATGGTGGTAGTTTTGTAGTCAATGTTCCATACTTAAATGTACTTGGATTCCAAACAAATATTTTAAGTAATCCTGCGTCTGCAAATCTTGTACTTCCATCAGATCCAAGTGAATTTGTATAAGGTCCGCCTGCTACAATAAAGTTTTCGTCTGTACTCATTGATAATGATTCACCTAACTTGCCTGTAAAGTCATTTCCAGCAGATGTTGTAATTACTGATTGCGTTGCAAACGTTGATCCTGCTGTTGCTTCTCTTCTAAACAAGAAGTTTATATTTCCTTGTCCTAGACCTGGCGCTGACACAACTAATGTTCTTCCGTCATTCCTAGCAACAATCTGTTGTCCAAAGTGTTGGCCTGCTGTTGTGGTATCTGGTGATAGTTGTAACGTTGTTGCGTACGGATCTTGTTTTTCGTACACACGCCATAACCCTGAGCTGTCAGCATCTGTAAATACTGTGTCACCAGTTCTGCCTATATTTTCTAGTTTGTCTTGATAATCAGCATAACTTAATAGGTCATTCACATTATCCATAGATGATAATCTTACTGAAATAAATTTGTAAATGTTTCCATAAGAATCAGCTGTTGATCCATCTGCTAATGTTTCTGAGAATGGTGTGTTTAGAGAAAAATCTATAACAATATTCTTGTGATCTACTACAGATAATACTTGATACACGCCATCTAAATTTTCAGTTTTAGAATTTGTTATGCCGAAATAATCCGATTGACTAGTTGTCGTTCCTGCGGATAATCCATGAGAATCTGTAAATGTTATTTGTAATTGTGAATCATCATTGATTCTTTTAAGTTGCTGTATTTTGTACGATTGATTTGTTAATCTAAATACGTCCCAATCACTGTTTGATTTGTTCGCTACCCATATCAATTCATTTTGCGTAACTCTAGTCATGTCAAGTTTCAACAAATCAGATATATTAAATGCTGTATGGTGTACCTGTCCTAGTTGTGGATATCCTGCTGTTTTATAAACCTGTGCATGGTCTCTGCTACTGCCTTCTTTAGAATAATCTAATCTACTAAAAGTTGTTGCGGCATTATAATCTACTGGTTTGTAATACATGTCACTTTTGACTATTGCATCTGATCTTGTGTACTCAACTTTTTCGTTTGATGTGTCAAATAACTCAAAACTATTTGGATTTGCTGTTATTACATCGTCATGTAAACGAATCTGTATGTTTTCAATCGAATCTGTATTTCCAAACTGTCCTGTTCTTAACATCCACTCTGGGTATAAATCAAGTGCAATATCTTGATCTTCATATTTGGCTTTCAATAATCTATCTATTGCATTTTGTGTTCCTTTTTCTCTGATATACCCTTGATAAAATTTGTACTGTGATACATCGTTAACAAATAAGTTTTCTAAATAATCTCGAGATTGATACCCGATTAATTTTTGTGCTAGTTTCTGTTGCGATTCATCAAAGTTAGTTGTTTCTAAATTATAAAAATCATTAAACTGTGATATCTTATAATCAAAGTTTGGAATTAATTGTGGTGCTGGTTTTTCATCTTTTAATATCCATTGTGAAACATCAAATGATGACGTTGCTCCATGATTAAATCTTGCCACATAAAATTTACCTTGATATTCTATGCTGTCGCCTATTCTATAATCTGTATTAGCAGTCCAATACGTTACCTGTGCAGAATCAAATATAAATCCAGGTGCATAGTAATCTCCATTCCACCCTGCTGTTTTCCAACCTACTACTTTTAATCGGTTCTGTCTGAATCCTGTTGTAGGTTCATGAATTATGTCTGCGAACACTGTTTTGTTATCAAACAAAATAATATGTTCTTTTTGCACAGTGTTTAGTGCTATGTGATACAGTCCAATATTTTCATCTTTTATTTCTAAATCAAAAGTTTTACCTATTCTTTTTGTAGAAACTTGTCTTATAGGTATTTTTCTTCCGCCTGCATCTAACAATGAATAATCTCCAGCTAAATTTTGTAACTTGCCTACTATCGAATTGTCTGTGTCTAACTCAAACCCGTGTGCCGCAGGTGAAACTGTTACTGCTGAGCCAGGTGCCCACTCTTGTGTCGTCCAAAATAAAAATTCTCTTACTGCATTTGACCAGTTTAATGTTTCTTTAATCTCATTTGAATATTTGTTAAATCTAAAACCTTGTGCTTCTAAGTAGTTTCCGTATCCTAGTAAGAAGTCTGCAACTTCTTGAACTGTGTTAAACACATAACCATATGGTATAGTTTGTACTGCTTCTTTAAAGATATTATATCCTATTACTTCCACTGATCCTGCTACTGATAGTTTATTTCCTACTGCTGTTTTGACAGGATATTTAAATTTGAAATATGGATCAGTTGTCGAATACCCTAAAACTTTAAATCCTCCTAGTAGTGTTGATCCGTCATGTGAAACATCTGTATTCTTTTCTATAAGAACACCTGAATAATTAAAACTTTTAATAGCGTTCGATGTTCTAAACATTATTTTGTAGTTTTCGTCTGGAATAAATTTAGATCCCGATGTAGAACCTGGTGACGTCGAATCTGTTAATATTTTTAAATTGTCTTTGTCTGTAAACCCGCCTAGCTTATATGCTAATTGTGTTTTAAGATTCGACATTTTTTTGTAGTACAAAGGATTCGGATCAAGATTTTTCGATGTTATATAACCAACAACCAACGGCTGGTATCCTGCTGTAAGATATGTCGTTGTTACTCCGGTTGCAGTATTTGTCGATGTTTGTAAATGATACTTTGTAGTTTTAAGTGTTTTTCTAATTTCAGTGTCCTTATCTATTTGGTTTCCACCAATATTTGTTGTTTGCCTAGACGGGTCAAACATATTAGAAAAGAATCTAGCTGGCTGTGTTAGTGCTAACGTTTTAATTACAGTAAACGGATATGATGATGATCTTCTCCAAGATGTTTCTGACGGTGCTTGGTCTCCAAACTTCCATCCGGATCTTCTTCCTGGAATATTTAAAGCATCTACTAGTCCAGCTGTAATAGGATCTAATAAATTTCCTGATGCATCAACTGGCAAATAATTTTTAATACCCGGCTTGCTGTATCTGCCTGTTTGTGTTTCAATAGCTGTCCATAATACATCATTGCCGGATGTGTAAGGTGCTGTCCCGTATGTTGCGTTCCAGGTACTTGGTTTTTCTGAATGTCCTAGCATCTCCCATGGTCTTACATGCGGTGCATCAGTGTCGTAAAAATATTTGTATATGCCTCTCCAATACCCCGGTAACTTTTCGTTTTTAACTCTGTCAGTACTGTTTGCGTAGTTGTATGTGAATGGCGATCCTTCTGAGAACGTAGTGTTATTAATGTATTGTACATTGTTACGGCCTGCCCATGTGTGGAAGTCTCTAGACATAACACCATCTACTTCAGCTAGACTATAATCTGTTGCTGTAAACACACTTGGTGTTACATCGCATATGTGTGATAATGATCCGTCATATACTGTTTTAATATTGTTATAAATTCTTCTCTCTAATTCTATTATTAAATCATCTCTTTCATCACCGTACGCTTTAATAAAAGAACCATCATGTTTTCTAATCATAGAAGTTGTTGTTATATAAGTGTCATCTAATATTACTTCTGGTTTGAATTTCGGATACATTCCAAGTTTAGTCGGACTTGGTGGCATGTAACTGCCTTTGGTGTCTGCGTAATCTTTTATAACAATAGTATTACCTTCTGCAAGTGGTCTTGTTACTGTTATACTGTCGTCTACTGTGCTAAAAGTATAATCAGAGCCTACTAATAAAAGTTCACCATTCAAATAAATGTACACTGCTCTATTGCTTAACGCAGTTATATCATGTTGTGAATCGATTGCATATTCTGTTTGTGTTGCTCCTGCAACTATGTGTGTTCTAGTCGAAACATTTTCTCCCCAGCCTATCATATCCTCATAATAGAATGGGAAAGATGTAGTTCTTCCTGGTGTAATTGCTTTTATAATTTCATCAACTCTATCTCTTGCAACGCCTTCGTATGCTGTTTTCACTGCATGAGTTAAAAATGCACTGTACCATTTTTCGTATTCTAAATTCACATAATCTAGTGCTAACGAAAGATTTGACTCACTGTCTATTAATCCAAAAATTGCTGGTAGTAATGATCCTTCATGTTGTATTATTGTTCCACCTTTTAATCTAGCATCGGGCTTGTCTCTTAAATTTGATGTTCCTGGTATTTGTCCTGTTACATCTTGATTTTTATCAAACATGTCATAAACATGATTTAATATTTGACCATATGTGAATGTACCTAATGCTTCATTCTCACAGTTTGTAGACAAATTTTCCGGTACTTCATATATGCCTTTGTTTACAATTTTATTAGCAGAGCTGTAACCTGCTATTCTTATCTGATCGCCTACTTTTAAGTTTTTAATAAATTTAATATATTTGTTTGTTGTTCCGTTAACTAGTGTGTAGTCTGTTGTTATTGTTTTTCTTACTCCATTAACTTTTACTGATAATTCTAAATCTGTTAGTGCCGCAGAATTTTTGTAAAAGTCAACTGCGAATAATTGTGATTCCGTCGAGTCAGCTATGTGTGTTCTGATAACTCTCTGTTTACTGTTGTTAGTTCTTTTGACCCAAGGTCCTCTATAATTTTGAAGAGTAGTCAATGACGTGTAATGTAAGTGTCCCGATGCTAATCTTTTAGAAACTGTTTTTTCGCCTAATTTGTAAGTGAACGAATCTGATGTATGATCCGAATCAAACATTATGTTACCTACATTATTAATAGTACTATATTTGACCTTCATTCCAAGTACAGTGTCAGTAACAGCAGTATCGCTAGTTGCAAAAGAAAAAATCTTTGCTCCTGCAAATGACGAACTTGGATATTTTATAGCATCATCAAACGATGTCAGTGACTCGTCGAATATGTTGAACAACGGTTCTTGATTGAGTTTTGTTTTTTGTTGCGAGTCTACCCAAAGTTTTGTTGTCGAATCATAGTAAAGAGTTTTTCCTTGATGTGCTGTTCCGTATTCTATAAAAATTGATTCATTATCTGCCGGTGACCCGTCTGTTGCTTTTGTTAGTGCTATAAGCTGTGTTGAATCTCCTGCGTTAACAAAGTTTACATTATAAATTATTCCGCTTACTAACGGATCTGTGTCGTTAGCAAAAACAATTCTCATTCCGTCTGCTAGTGCTAATCCGTCAACAATATAACCTGTTTGTTTAACCACTGTTGAGAAAGCATCTGTTGTAACTGTGTCATACAACGTTACAGATCTTTTAGCAACTGTTCCGTGATTGTACAGTTCTAGACCTGAGTCAAATTCTATAATAGGTCTTTTTGCTCTATCGTCTTCATTTAAAACAGGAGTAAATCCACTGATTCTTGCTGTTTCTTCAATTACAGATCTGTGAAACCATCTGTTATATCTTGACCAAGCATTTTGATCACGTGAATCTCTTTTAATTGTGATATAGTCTTTATCTTTTGCTGTGTAAACTGCTTTAGCATATGGTCTTGTATCGTAACCGACTGCATCATAAGGAACAGTAGCTTCCTCAGAATATGGTCCAGGAGTAATTAAATCATCCACATCAGTAAGTGTGATCGATTCTCCAACACCTTCTACATAATATTGTTTGTTTTTATATTCTTCAGATATTGCACCATCATCAAATGTTATCTTCATTCCATTTGATAAATCTAAAGTTCTTAAACTGTAATTTTTTACACCAACAATATCATCAGCTAGATTTATTTTTACTGTTGTTGTAATGTCTTTAATTTGTAATATCCCATACATTGAATCATGGTTCCCACATTGATAGTACAACGTAGCAGGCCCTGTTGCTGGTACAGTAAATGTCACTGTGCCATTATCTGTTCCGTTGTTAGTAACGCCTGTAGAATAAACTGTCGAAGTTGATCCGTCCTCACTGATTTTACTCTTATAAGGTTCTGTCATTATCCACAACGGATGACCTTTTGCATTTACATTAAATTTGTATGTGTTGCCTCTGTAAAGCGTCAATATTGGATTGTTCTCATTTTCTCTGTGTGCAAAATTGTAGGCACCTTTTGCTTTATTCTCTACAGAATATTCTGCAACTGCATTTGGTCCAACGGAATCAAGCGATATAGCACCAGGGCCAATTGGCATCCAATAGTACTCTCGGTAATTAATTAACTTATCGTAATCAATCGACGGGTTCCATGAGTATACTGCTTCTTTTGAAAGTCTATCATGATTGTCAGTGTTACCACCTAAAAATTTAATTTGATTTATATAATCATCATATGTTCCTGTAAACTTAACTTGGTCTTCAGGGTTTAGTGACGTTGTGTCTCTGTCTGTGTAAGTTACAGCAGGCTCTAATTGGTAAGCCATTCTATCTCGAGATGTTGCTGGAAGATATCTGTCTGTAGGTTTTCTTGTAGTAGCGTCTTGTTTACCTACAAAACCATCTAGTCTTTCCAATGATCCTTTTTGTACTAGTGGATCTAATGTGCTTGATAAAAATCTTTGGTTGGCATCTGTTCTATAAAAAGCTGGTAAGTGTTGAACCGTACGTCTGTACTCATTATTGCCTTGTTTGACAACTTCTTGGTTTGCTTGTGAATTTATTGAATTATCTGCCATTAGTATCCAGCCCCACTACTGCCGGAAGTTGATCCCGATCCTGTTGTAGTAGAGCCTGACACTGTTGATCCTGATGTGGTGTTTGTAGTAGATGTCGATGTGTTTGTTACTACTGTACCGGAAGCCGATAGTTGATTGGCTCCTAGTGCTGTAATAATTGTAACATCATTAACGGTGGCCCCACTAATAAAAATTTCATCTGCCGCTGAATCTATCTGGAACAAAGACCCAAACCCTTGTCCTGACTGATTTGGCACAATAACTGCTGTAAGCAAGTCTGGTGCTAGTGCATTGTGTACAAAAGCGGCTAGTTCTGTAAAATAAAAAGTATCTCCAAAATCCCAATTATCTAGTGCAAAGAATTGGTTGATTGCGGCAATTACTCGTGTTTTAATAACTGCATCTGTTACGTTTGTTTTTGGATTTTTTACAACCTTAAATGTTGCTTGTAATTGTTCATCTGCATTTGTACCAAATAATATTTTATATTTTACTGGATGATATATTATTTGATCTGCTAACGATTTCATAGGGTTAAGTATGCCGGAATAATTTATTCTCATTTGATTAGATGTTGATGGTGCCGGAAAAGTTCCGCCATCTTGTAACCATATTCTATAAAGATTATCATATGTTCTTTCTAGCATGTACACATCTACAATGTTAGACACACTCGGGTCAATTCTAGTTTCTTGTCCTGCATTGTGTTTGTACTGGAAACTTATTGAACTTCTCCCTCTTCTTGCTATGTAATCTGTTGTTGTTGCTAATGTGTTTGTTGTCGAATTATATTTTTTAATAATATCTTCAGATGAATCATAAAAGTAAAATAACTGTCCGTTAGTATAAGTTGATGAATCTAAAGTAATATCAGTTTCTTTTGCTGTTACAACAAAATTTGTTGATGCATAAGGTCTAAATCTAGATATATTATTGTATGATATATATTTTTCTTGGAATACAAATTTTGTACTAATGCTTAGATCAGGTTCAACAATGATATCAAATATTTCCGGATTGTCTACTATACCATCATCATCATTATCATAAAAGCCAACCTTAACCTTTCTATTATCTTGGAAACCGTCTGCTTCTGTAACTGTGTCTACTACTTGCCATGTAATTGGATAACCAACGGAATTACTTGTAGAAACAAGTGAGTTTGTTTTCAACAGTTTTACTGTGTCTTTAACACTAGTTCCTAATTTGTAATCATAAATTTTTTCCTGTGTATCAAAATGAAATTTGTTCTGCGATTCTGATTCAAAAATATATTCTAATTTTCTGTATGTAACTGTATATGTGTTACCGTCGTTTGTAAATTTGAACCACCAACTAGCATCTGCATTTGTGCCTGCTGTTGATCCTTCGTTTGTTGAGCTAAACACATCACTTGCACTTAAATTTGTTGATGTAATAACTTTCCAAGTTTCTGTGTCCCAATCATATCTCAATCCAAATTCTTCGTATGCTTCAATTCTATCAACAACATCTGTTTCTAATGCTGTTGCAAATGATGTTGTAAAGTTTGGAATCACAGCACTAACCACAGAACCAGCTGGCAATATATTATTCAATGTTACTGGACCTGCTCCCGACTCTAAATTTCCTACTCCGCCGTTTGCACCATCGCCCGATACTGCACCAATTTTTGCCCATACTCTATCTTCTGCGTTATCAGTTGTTGATGTTACTAATGTACTGTTTAAAAACTTTCTAGTGTCAGGAGATGTAAACTTAACCAATGCCCCCGGTTTAACGTATTTTAAATTTGAAGTTGCAAAATCGCCTACTACTAATGGACCAGCGGCTTTAATATAACCTGTATTGGTGTTTGTTGACGTAGTAGTCGAATTCCAAGTTGCTGTTAGTGTGCTTAAATCTTTTGTGCCGTATTTCAAATAGTAAAATTGTCTTGCGTACGGAGTTTTTAATTTTGCTTCTACTTTAGTATCTAGTGTAGATTGTATATCGCTTTTGGTATTAAATGTAAATGTAAATCTTTGTGTCGATTCTTCTCTGTACAATATTCCATCCTCAGCAAACACACTCACGTTTGAGTAAGCCCCTGTTGGATCTAATATTTCTTTTGCTCTCGAAATACCTGAAGCAGATCTGTTTACTGATTTAACTTTAACAATTTCTTGTGATGCTGAAAGAGGTACTACTTGATAATCTTCAGCAGTAATCATTCTGTTCTGTGCATAATACACTTGTCCTGCTTTTTGTTTTATTGAAGCATTTGATTCTGTTGCCGCCGCATTGTAAACACTAGCTTGTAGGCTCATTGTTATTGACAATGTTTGTTGTCCACTGTTAGCATCTACGTAAGGTACCGAAACTTGTATATTCTGCATGTCAGCAGGTTGAATAGCGTACTTGTCATTATCACTTATTCTGTAATATGCTTTAAAAGAACCTAATGGGAGATTAGAAAAGTTTCCATCGCCAAACACTAAATCAACTGTGTCGTTCGCTTTTGTAACAACATTATAAATGTCTCTTTCTGATTTAGATAACGAATTGTAAATTGCATTATTTCCAGACAGTGCTGGAACCTGTGTCCATTTTTTTGTTATTTGTCCAAATTGATCTAATTGATATAACCAAACATCACTGTTGTTAATGTTTGGGGTATCTAGTGTCTCTATGTAATTTGTAATCGCCGAGTTAACTGTAAAAGTTGATTGCTGTATATTTCCTTGTTTGAAAAGGAAGAAAAATCCTGTGTTGTTTGAACTGTCTCCAGCACCATCATTTCTGTAGGTGTATGTTAATCCTGTGCCTTCTATAGGATTTGATTCATAAATCGATTCTGAATCTTCAAGTGTCGATGGTACTATTTCAAAAGCTCTGCTTATTCCGCCAACGTTTGAAGAAAAATTAAACATTGGTAAGTCTGATTGGTTCGAACTTAACGTGTAAACTTCTGTGCTAATGCCACCTATCTTTGCCGACTCTCTAGGCTGACCAAATAATTGTCCTGTTTGGTTTGCGGCATTTAATATTGCAGTAAATTGTTCTCTGTAATTCGAGTTTGCAGAGTCATTCCAAATAATTGTGCTGTTAGCAAGGTTACTGCCTGACGAATCTGTTACATCTTGTGTTGTTGAAATTGCATTAATTTTTAGTAGGCCTGTTGCTGGCTGATTTCTTTTAGCATTGTAATTGATTAGCCTTGCTAATCTTAAAATGGAGTTTCTTCTTTCTGCTGTTTCTAAAAAGTTTTCTCTAGCATTTAAATCAACTCTGAAAGATAATGCTTGAGCAATATAGGCTATTAGATCTAAGAGTGCCACATACTCAGAACTTTCAACAAAGTCATTGAAGTCATCTGGATAATTTTCTTTAAGGTAATTGACCATTGTTCTACGAAGGGTTTCAAAATCGTAGGATTTAAAGTCTGCTTGTTGGAAGGATTGGTAAATCTTTCTCCAATCTTCTGCAACTAATAATCTATTTTGTCTATCTGTAGTGGCCATTGTTTTTTATTAATGTTAACAACGGTATTTATAGGATATATTAAGTGCGTACTTTAAGATAGGCGTAACAGTGAGTTCTCATCAAAGTTAAATTGTAGTTTCTCTGTGATGTTTAGTGGAACATACGTTATTGACGCCTGTATAGCTATGCCTGAGTCTGCTTCAGTGACTGTTATATCGCTTGTGGATAGCCTAGGGTCAGCATTTAAATTTTCTGTTACATCTTCGAGTATTGCGTCTTTTAGAGCTTCTGTGAAGGGTTCAAATATAGCATCATATATGATTGTACCAAACTCTGGATTTTCAACACGTTCACCTTTACGCACTGATAATCTATTAATTAGATCCTGCTTGGCAACTTCAAAATCGTATAGTTTAAAATTTTGATATTCTGCTCTTGACGAAAAACCTTTGAAAGTGACTTTCCCAGCGCCTGTGTTATTTGATGAATTTGAATCGTATGCCATATACTATATTTAATCCTTAAAATCTGAAGAAACTTCTCACAGCACTTACAGCCGTATTTGCGTAACCTTTTGCTATTGACGTTAATTGGCCTTTGAATGCTGTTATTTTTCCTTTTACAAATGCCAATGCTTCATTTTTTATTAAACTTTCTACATTTTTTGCCTTAGTTACAAGGCCTTTGATTTGGCTAATATTTAAATTTATGTTATCGTTTAATGCTACCATTTTTTTAACCTGAGAGGATACTCCGGAAATAGTTTTGTTTGACATTAATTTGTCTTTAATTTGTCTCAACTCAACCGGCATCATTTTTGGATTTTCTTTTGCTATCAGAGCCATTGCATCATTAATGAAGCTTTTCTTACGTGCTTCACTGCTGGTTCTAGTGTATGGTTCGTGTGTTACAAAATCCGATACTGTGGTTGTAACATCCATAGTATTTGGCTTGCCGCCTTCTTTGATTGGTTTTTCTATGTCAATATCTTTACCGTCTGTTGTGATTATTCCCACTGAGCCATGTTCTGGCACTAGCCAACTAGGTCCCCATGATTTAAATGCAGGGATTGAATTCATGTGTACATTCGATCCTGCCATGTGTACTTCCCCGCCTGCACCAACCATTGTCCCACCGCCTGAGTATGATGAAAGAACAGATCCAGCATATGTCCTCACTGCTCCTTGAGATGAATTTTGTATTGAATTTTTTGCCATTGTGTTGACATTAAATCCTGCGTTAAGATTAACATTTTGTTCTGATGTAAAGTTTAAACTACCTCTTGCATGAAAGTTAACATTTGTGTCCGAGTGTACATTAAAATCTCCGCCGGATCTTATGTTGATACCCGATGCAGAATATATGCTGATTGTTCCGTCTTTGGACATTTCTATAAATGCTTTTCCGGAACCGTTTGCAAGATACACAACACCCTCTGTGTCATGCATTAATAACTGGTGTCCCGATGCTGTTCTAATCCTCGCAAGTTTATTGCTTCCGGATACATCTCCATCGTCCATAACAAAACAATGACCGAGATCTCTGTCCACCTGGATAGGCATGTTGTTCACACCAATGTTTAATTCTCTTGAGTCTTTGCTTATTCCTCCTGGTGTATTCCATCCAAACACTCTGCTAGGTGTTTCTCTTCTTGCACTTGATGACGTTGTGCCTCTAGTGTCGTCTTTAATTAATCCTTCTGCAAGTAGTTGGTCTGCTAAAACTGTGTTAACTGGAAACTCCCATTTATCCATAGTGAGGTTTGTTTCTCCGTCACCATATCTTTTTTTGTTTTTTTCCTGTATCGGTAAAAAATCTGTGCCATAATTTTTTACTTTTAATCCTGCGTTTGCCCCTATCTGTCTTTCTCTATTACTAATTTTGCTTGAGTTGTTTATTGTGTTTTCCGATGAACCGTTTCCAGGTATCATTTGGTTTGTTAATGGTTCTTGTATACAGCCCATCCAGAACGCATTATTTTGTCCTTTTTCACCTTTGGCAAATATTACTAGTACGTTGGTATCTACATCAGGTGGAATAGCCCACATACCATATGATCGTTGTTGAGGTCCTTCTGATGGATCCTTAGTATTTGCTTTGAAAGGCTTTGCACCATAAAACGGTGACAAGTACTGACACCAAATAATCTGTGATGGATTAATATCATGCCCGTCTGTTTTAGACAGTTCAGGAATTACCACACCTAACCTTCCCATTTTGAGAGGATCAATTGTGTTCTTAACAACTGCTATGTACGGACCGGGATCATTCGAACTACCTTTTTGATTGAAGTTTTTTGAATTGTCCTGTGTGTCTGAAAATCCACCGCCTATTTTATAACTCATACTTTAATTTATCCTTGCCTACGGCATGTAGTCGTTGTCATTGGCTTTATCTTTAGCATTTTTAATTGTCTTTTTGGCCCAGCTAGTTGCTTTTCCTTTTATTCTACCCCATGCGGCACCCATGTCAGCGTCGCTAGTTGTGTCATTTAATCTAGACCATTTGTTGGCATTAGTACTGCCACCTAAAGTTACTACCGGCTTTCCTTTTTCTTCATAATTTTTAGAAATGTGCTGTTCTATCACTGCTCCGGCCTTACCTGCCTGTTGCTGATTCATTCTAACACAATGCAACGTCTGTAGAAATTGTCCTTGATTAAATTTCGAATCAACCTTAACCACTTGATATATTCCAGAAAATGTGTTTTCTGCTTTACCGCCTGCTCCGGCATGGCGTACATATATTCCTACCTGATCATCTATGTCGTCGGGCGGTCTTACAAAATTTAATTGGATTAGTGGTTGAAAATTTTCTGAGTTAAAACTGCCGAATTTTTTGCTTATTACTCCAGGACCAATCCCGTCTGGTTTTTTAGCTCTGTCTTGGTGTATACCTATAAATTGATCCTGACAAATAAATGCCGGGTCTCCTAGTATTTCTAATTCTAGTTTCATCATATCCACTTGCGGATTTGTTATGTAATCGTAGAACTGTTGTGATTTGTTCGAACCTGCATTCATTGTGTTTTTACCCATTTGGATACTTGGCTCAATTCTAATATCAGAATCTTCATTCCCAAAAACTTTTATGAGATTTTCTTGGAAGTCCTCATATTTTCCTTTGGATTTATATTCGTCTTTAAACGGTCTGACGTTTCTAAGATAGTATGCAGTCTTGTAATTGATTCGCAAATTTTGTACGTCCACGTTGTCACCTGTGTATATGTAGTTGTACTGTTTTCTAACCCATTTGGACCAATCCATAAATCCTAAACTAACTCCTGGCGGAAAGAATTTTAAACAGTGCAATTTTTTTGGTATTGCTTTAAAAATTATTCTTTTTGGACTTACTTTTCTTATCCTATCAATTGTGTTTGGATTAGGTGTGTCAACGTCAACTTTAATTTCAAACCAAGGTATCCATTGATTGTCTTTCGCTTTGTTTCGAAAGTCACTACTGCTGTAAAACTTCATTAATCCGTCATAATCGTCTGCACCATCGCTAGTCTTCGACTGTTGACTAGGAGAACCTCCAGCAGATTGTGTCATTTGCATATGCCAGTACTGCCAAAATCTATCTGCAATAGCAGAATATCCCTCACCTGTTCTAATAGCATCTTCAAAATATTTTACTAGACTTGTCTGTCCGTCTACCTGTGCTTCTGCTAGTTTGATTTTGGGAGTAAAATCAATCTGTGTTTTTTCTCCAGCAATATAGTTGTTATAAAACTTTGCAAGAAAATTTGCATTAGATTCCGCTATTGTTGTTTGTAAGGTTTTAGCGTACTTGGCTTTTTCAGCCACTTCCGACGACACATAAAACTCATATTGGTCTTTGTACTGTCGTAACCCTTCTTTTATTTCTTTGTCTTGGTCCTGATCTAGTTGTTCTGTAACCTCTTTTATCCATTCACCCACACTGTCTACACTGGTTGTTATTTGGGTACGTGGAAATTTAAATCTATCGTCATGAGCTAAATCACCGAATGGTACTGCAATTATCTGATATTTTGTTCCTGATTGATCTAGGTCAAATTCAACCCTAACTATTAGCATTGGAATTTTCCTTACATAGTTTTTATCTTCACTAGTGATTGGTTTTCCGTGTTCGTCTGTGCCTTTGAATTCTATTGTTAATAGTAACGGAGCATCCATAAAATCTCTGTATCCATTTATAAATGTTGCCGCTTTGACTTTCTCTACCAGTGATGTACCAAACGGTTCTATTAAATCAAAATTCATTTTTGTTATGTTTGCTAGTCCTCTGTCTGGATTTGGGCCAACAGTGCTTAACATAGTAAAGTTTTCAATAAACAGATCTAATCCTCTGCTTAGGATGAAAGCAGATTCTTTTGGATCATATTTTTTATTAGCCGTTTTACCATGAAGGAATGTTCCTCGTCCGGTTTCTTTAGCTTCTGCTTTTAATTCGTTTTGTTGTTCTTGGTATTTGCCATTACTAACTTTTGGATCTCCTATACCTCCGGATCTCGCAATAATATCATGCACAGGATTATTCATGTATGCATGACTTTTTAATTCATCTTCGGACAGTCCACTTATTGTAAAAATTGTGTTGAAGGTTGCAAACTTGTGTAGTACGTTTTCCATTAGGCCGACTTCATTGTCTGTTGTTGTCTCTTTATCTTTTACAACACCAAACGATGAGAGATCACCACCTGTAAACTTCTTGAACCAGTCGTTTTTTGTGTCAGAGATTTTCTTCGTTATATTGTTCTTAATTGTATTGCTAACTGATTTGGATGCTCGTTTCAATTTCTCCACAGGAACTTTAGAAACAAAAGAAGAATCCCTGAAGTTTTTTGGTCTGCCTGTGTACTCATCGTATTCAGACATTTTATATTCCTAAATCGTTAGAGATGTTGTTTGCCTTGGGTAATTGTATTGTTACTCCAGGTTTAAAATCATATATCGGATCTTCTATTTCATCTGGATTTCTCTGTGCAAACACCCACCAAAGTCTCGGTGTGCCATAAAGGTCATAAGCCAATAGATCTGGTCTGTAAGCATATGTTCTTTCTATTGTGTATGTTTGATCATCTGCTTCTGCTGTTATCGTTCTAGGAACCAATGGTTCTAAATTAATTGAATTTTGCGGTGTAGCGTGATAGGGTGATGTGTTTGAATAATCAGCCATTATACTAATCCTATCCCTCTTTCTTTATCTAGTGATCCATCAGCAAACTTTTTCAGTGAAAAGTTTTTAACTGTATCTCTGCTGTATACTGGAGTTACCATACAAGAAATAGTTGATATTGTCGGTGCCCATGAGGCATCGGCCGCCATGTCTGCATCTTGGTTAAATCTATTCATGTCTTCGCCGTTGACGCCAACTCCACCTAAACTTCCAGCTTCTGCTTGTTTTGTAGAAATATAATCAATGCCGGGTCTTAGTTCAACACTAAACTGATTTATTACCACCGGAACTTTATCATAAACATGATCTCCGTATCCTGACAAATGCATAATAGGTGGTGGTGAACCTTTTAGTTGATCATCGGATTTTCCAAAAGACATTTTGCTCATTGTTCTTAAAAATTTTACTGTGGCTATCCAGTGTTTGGCATCATCGGAATTTTGTACTGGAAATTCTCCCACAATACTAATAGTGTCTAC